ATGCCGAAGCCCTTGTCCTGCTTACCAAGTATGCGAATGTCAGATGCTCCAATGATTACATGATACTTGACCCCGCCACCGATTTGGCAGACCATATCCATCCAACTAATGACGGGTTAGCGAAAATCGGCATGGAGCTTGTTTCGCAGATAAACTGTTGGCAACAGGACGAAGCGGCAACTTGATGATTTAAGTGGCTATTTAAATCAGTAAGAAACCACTAACTCCGAGGTTGTAAAGACTGGGGAATGCCTTAGTTTTAGTTAGCAGGAGTTTACGATAGTGGCGTGGTGTAAAGGTAGCACAAGGCACTTTGACTGCCTCAGTGATGGTTCAAATCCATCCGTCACTGCCAGTGAAAATTTTCCTTTGAAAATCTGCAGAAAGGTCTTCCAATTTGAGAAAGGATGTGGTAAGATGAGTACGGTCAGATACGGAAGCAAAGGCGAAGACGTGAGACGGCTTCAAACCATCCTCGGCATAGACGCAGACGGGATTTTTGGCAAGCAGACACGAAAGGCTGTCAAAGAATTTCAAAAGCGGTACGGTCTTTTTGTTGATGGCATAGTCGGTGAAAAGACATGGCAGAAGTTGCTTGAGATTGAAGATGCTGATGCCGTAAATCCAGATAAGATCACGTATGAGCCTGTTGATTGGGTACAGCCTGTTGATTACAAGCAGTACGATAAACGCTGGAGTGCGATCCCGTATACATCAACAGGGAACAGGAACCAGACCATAGGTTCAAGCGGATGTGGCCCGACGGCAATGGCAGACGTTCTGGCTACGTTGGTATCGCCGCAGATTACTCCTGTGAGTATAGCCAGATACTTTGTGCAGTGTGGGTTTAGGACTTCAAATCAAGGCACAAGTTGGGCGGCATTCCCTTGGGCGGCGAAAAAATACGGTCTGGCATTTGAACAGACTACATCAATTGAAACGGCTAAGAAGTATCTTCGAAACGGCGGTTATGTAGTCTGTTCAATGAAAGAAGGTTATTGGACTTCTGGTGGACATTATATCTGTGCATGGAAATACGATGATGTGTATATGTATGCAAATGACCCGGCAAGCGTGAAGAGAACAAAGCAGAATCTCAAAGATTTTGATGCTCAGTGTAAAAGATACTTTTGTTTCATAAGGAGAGGTGATTGATGTTGGATATTCAATTCAACACAGCGGCAGTCGCCTCACTCATTGCTCTGGCATCAGTATTGATTGGATTGCTTTGGAAGACATTTAGAGTATACAGCAGGATTGAAAAGGTTGAGCGGAGTGCGTCAAGACAGAAAAAAGATATCAAAACGCTTCTGGAAACGCAATTCGCAATCCTTGATGGATTGAAACAGCTCGGTTGCAATGGTGCTGTCAGTGAGGCTCACAATAAGCTGAGACAGCATGTTATAGACCAGTGAGGGAGGTATAAACATGATTGATTGGAAACGTAAACTCACATCGCGGAAATTTTGGACAGCTATTATAGGATTGGTTAGTGGCTTGCTCCTGCTCTTTAAAGTTGATGCAGAAACGATTGACCGTATTTGCGGCGTTGTAATTTCGACAGGTTCTGTTGTTGCTTACATCGTTGGCGAAGGAATGACAGATGCAAGCCATGAAGAGGTTCAGCTGATCGAGATGGAACACGATACAGCTGAAGAAGATGAAGATGTGGGAGAAGTATAACCCGAATCCCACAGGTAGATCTGTTGGAGACTGTGCGATACGTGCAGTCTCCAAAGCACTTAATGTGTCATGGGAACAGGCGTATGCCATGATTTCAGCAAATGGTTATGCGATGGGTGATATGCCGTCTTCGAATAGCGTCTGGGGTTCAGTATTGCGCCAAAACGGATTTTATAGGCATGCGATAGATAGTGATTGCCCAGATTGCTACACAGCGGAAGATTTTGCAAAAGACCATCCGCAAGGCGTATATGTACTGGGTTTCGGAAATCATACATGTTGTATCAAAGACGGAATCATTTACGACAGTTGGGATTCAAGTGCGGAATGTCCGCAGTACTATTGGAGTCGAGAGGAGAATGATTGATGCCTGTCAATCCTTATTTCCCTGCAGGATATCAACCTATACAGAACTACTATAATCCCTATCAATATAATCAGCAACAGCAACCGCAGAATCAGCAACAGCAAAATCCAACAGGTGGTATTATTTGGGTTCAAGGTGAAGCAGGAGCGAAGTCATACTTGGTTGCCCCAAATACAACGGTACAGTTGTGGGATTCAGAGAACCAAACGATATACCTCAAGTCAGCAGATGCTTCTGGTATGCCGTCAATTAAAATCCTTGATTATACCATTAGAGATATACAGCAGAACACATCTCATTCTGCCGCAGAACAGCCTAAAATCGATTTTGCGACCAAAGAAGAGGTAACGGCATTGCAAGATCAAATAACGGCATTGCAGGGCAAGATAAAGGCTCTGACAAAGAAGGGAGCAGACAATGAGTAATCCTTTGTTTCAGATGCTTGGCAATCAGATACCTAACATGGGTGGAATCGAGAAAATTTTTCAAGCGTTTCAACAATTCAAAAATCAATTTCGTGGCGATGCACGTCAGCAAGTACAAGAAATGCTGAATAGTGGTAGGATATCACAGAATCAATTCAATCAAGCTGTGCAGATAGCACAGCAGTTTCAAAAAATGATAGGCGGCAAATAAGTCGCCTATTTTGTTATCTAAACAATCCGTCAAGTTGCGCATAGACGGTTTGTTAATAAATTCCGAAAGGAGAAACATGTATGGCTTTGAATGATGAAAACGGTGGCGGCATCCCGGCAACGATGTTGGTTGGTCCGACTGGGTACGGAGGTGGAATGCCTTATCCTGTATACCAGAACGGCGGTGCCAATAATGGGTTTGGTGATAACGGATGGTGGATTATTCTGCTATTCATTATCCTGTTTGCCGCAGGTGGTTGGAACAATCAAAACGGCGGCGGCGGTTATGTTGGTGGAGGCATGCCTGTGTTTGTCAATGACGGTGGTAATCAAAGAGGTTTTGACCAAGCCGCTATAATGGCTGGTATAAATGGTGTGCAAGCAGGTATCAACGGTCTTGGTATGCAGATGTGCGATGGCTTCAACGGGGTAAACATGGCTGTTATGAACAGTCAATACAACCTCACGACAGGACTCAACAACTTGCAAGCGTCTCTTGCACAGTGTTGCTGTGAGAATCGTCTTGGCATTGCAGATCTTAAGTACACTGTGGCTACTGAGAACTGTGCTGATCGTACGCAATCAATGATTAACACGAGAGACATCATTGATGTAATCAATAATCGCGCACAGGGCATCGAAAACAAACTGTGTCAGCTTGAACTTGATGGCGTGAAGCAGAATTATGAGAACAGGATCGCCGGCATGCAGAGCATTATTGACGGTCTGAACGCACAAGTGAACAAGAGCGACAGGCGTGTTGCTATTGGCGAAGAGATTGACGCACTGTATAACAGGCTGAGCAACTGCCCTGTTCCGACCACTCCTGTGTACGGAAGGACACCGATTTTCACATGCAACAATAACGGGTGCGGATGCAATAACATGTAAGGGGTGAGCCAATGGCGTGTGAATTTTTGTATAATGAAGTGCAGCAAGTATCTCTGAATGCTCCTGTGCTTTTCAGAACATCTATTCCTTGCTCTAATGGTAATGTATACCATGAGAGTGAAACTGGGAATTTTATTCTGCGCGGTGGTTCAGCTAATGGATGCGGGTGCAATCAATTTGCACATTATCAAGTGACGTTCAATGGGAACATTGCAATACCAGAGGGTGGAGCAGTTACTCCAATTGCTGTTGCTCTGACTGTCAATGGAGAACCTCGGCTGACGAGTCGGGCAATTTATACTCCTGCGGCAGTTGATGAGTATGGCAACGTCACAAGCACTGCTATAATTAAAGTGCCAAGATGTTGTTGCTTCTCTTTGGGAGTTGATTACATACCTGCATCGGCTGACCCAATAGTAACACCTACTCCTGTAATCAATGTACAAAATGCGAATCTGACAATCTCCAGAATCGCTTAAAGGTGGTGAGACGATGCACGAAGAAGAACTCTATAGGTTGAAGGAAAAGCTGTTGAAAGAGCTTTCGGAGTACTCTGAGAACGGCAAGCTCAGTAAGGATGATGCAGAAGTTATCAAGTACTTGGCAAGTGGAATTGACCACATCTGCAATATAGTTGATCGCATGGAAGAAGATGAAGAATACTCTCAGCGTGGCTCTTATAACAGGAACATGGGAGGCTCTTATCGGAACTCTTCTTATGCCAGAGGCAGAAGGAATGCCAAACGTGACAGCATGGGGCGTTATTCCAGAAACGGGCTTGCAGACCAACTTGAAGAGATGATGCAAGAGGCGCCCAATGAACAGATACGTCAGCAGATGGAAAATCTCATGAGACAGATTGAACAGATGTAAAGGAGGTGAGCGTGTGCCTTGATAACCAAGCAAGATGTACTTGAAGCGATTGCGGAGTGTCAAGGCACACGCAATCCAAACGCGAATACTGCAATCAAACTTGCGGCTTTTTATACGATCCTTGATCACATAGAAGAAAAGCAAGAGTATCAGACTAAAGAGCCAGAAGAAGAACCTCGTTATTCTTTTTCAACTGGTCCTCCAAGGATTGAATATAATGGGGACAGTGAGTTTGCCAAATTGATAGATGGCAGACTTCAGTCAGAAGTGCTTCCTGTGATAGATGAGTTGATGTCAACTATCAAGGCACTAAATGAACGTTTGTATGATGCAGTAATCAGAAAACTTAATTGAGCCGCTCGGAAGGGCGGCTTTTCTTATGTAAAAATTGTTAATTCTTATAAATTCTTTCAAAAAGGTATTGACATATGCCCATCAGCATGATATAATTGAATTGAACCTGAGGGGAAAGGGAGGAAGCATATGGCAGTTAATTGGAGTTATTACAACAAGTTTGAGGGCATCAATGACAAGTACCTTCCGGCGTGTGGTGAAGGTGAAACAAAGGCGACTCAGATAGTAACAGCAGTCAATAAGTTGATCTACAAATGGTATAACGATGGCGATGTTTACGACAACACGCATGGGCTTGAAGGATGGTGCAACGATCTGAGTAGTTATGCCAACTGGCTGTATGAGCATACTGATGATAACCGCAGGGCAACACTTTTGAGTATCTTTGACTGTTCCTATGGTGATAAATACGAGGATGTTCTGAAAAATATCGCTGATACGTATCTTGATGAAAAGTATCTCAAAGAGATGGAGCACAGGAATAAGGTTGATACTATTTATGACTGTACTGGTATATTTAAGTTCGTTGAAGAAGATCGGTATTTTTAAATTCGTTAAAGAAGAGGGGTATTGAAGAGTATGACAAATAAGGAACTTTTGAAAAAGCATCAAGCATTGCTTCAGAAAAGCATTTTGCAGGAACGTGAAATTGAGTCATTGAAAACCTATCTGGCCTGTGAACGGGTTGATGCTCACAGGTATCGGAAGGAGAAGCAGGAGCGATTCGCTGAGGCGACTCGGAAGAAGAATTTGCTTACGGAATTGCTTGGTACTAATGATGAAGCCTATCTGAATATCGTCTATGCTTTGACTGTGATACTGGGCTTATTGGTGGTAACGGAGGTGCTTTTTAATGTTCTTTAAGTACGCGATTAAAACTGATCTTGGCTATCTGAAAAAGCTCAACATGCATGGAAGTCATTTGGT